CACTACCACTAACTTGTTTTACACCAATTTCATATAGTGTTTTAGCTGTAAAGTTTGAAGCTGCTACTGAATCACCACGTGTTGGTGTAATTACAGAATCACCAGCTGATTGTACAATGAATCCACTTGAACCTCTGTGTGAACCAGTTGCGTAAAAATCAGTAGCTGATACTGTTCTTATTTTACCAAACTTAGCGTCATCACTAATAGTAGTTTTGGTTCTACCACTAATTCCACTTGCGTCTGCTCTTGACATTTAATTTCTCCTTAAACTGAGAGAGCTCTTTTATACCATCCGTATATGAATCTCTCTTGTTCGGGTTTTTTATTTACTAAATCATAGTAATGTTTTAATCTGTAACAACGAACTCTGTCGGTGGATGGTTTGTATTTTTCTAAAGCCGCTTTTGTTCCTGGCCCGAATCCACCATCAATAGTTAAATCACCTCCCTTACCATTGATTGCTCGTTGTAATATTTTTACGGCAGTTCCCCTACCTTGATTCACACACATATCGAAAAAGATATGTTTTAAATCATCAGTTAGTTCATCCACCTTATTTTTATCCCAATAGTCTTTCTTATAAATATCTTTAGCATCTTCTTTTGTAAGATTTTTTATATCGACATCGGGATAGAATCTTTTTGCTATAC